AGGAGGGAGGTATCGTTGGAGGATCAGTTACACTGATGCCATGTTCATTTTGATACTCAGGGCTTTTTTTTAGGTTTTGTTTTTAATTGTTTTATATTTTTTTTTAAGTTTATTTTACAAAGAAAAGCATGGATTAGTTAATAGATGTTTAGTCCATCAAAACCAGGCAAAATTAGGCCTATAAGGAGGGAGGTATCGTTGGAGGATCAGTTACACTGATGCCATGTTCATTTTGATACTCAGCCATCGTTTTGGCGCTAGGTGGTACTACGTCTGGGTTGTTAACAAAGTGAGCGCGATTCCATTTTGGTTCGAAATCGAGGGGACCTTGCCATTGGGAGACGAGGGTCTGGATTTCCATGAGGGATGGAAAGTGATCCAGATTGATTGTTTCTGCGTATGCGTCAAGCATTTTGAACTGACCAGGCAAGTGAGATACGATGTGTTCAAGCACTTCGCTCTTCTTGTAGTCTTCAGAGTAGGGCAGAAACGTGTAGTACACGTCGCGGCAGAGCTGGTAGAAGGTAATGTCTTCTCCACAGCTTGCGTATGCCATACCGATAGCCCGAGCGGACATATATTTGTCCTTGGGACCATGTTCAGGGTAGCAGAGTTGGGCCACGAGTTTGGGGATTGGTCGTTTTGGTTTTCCAAAGTTACATTGGTAGCCAAGTGTCTCAATTTTGTTGCGCATAACGGTTAGAATGGATTTGGTTTTTGAAAGAACCATATTCCATCGTGTTAGGGCATATGACTCGAAGAATTGAAAAAAGTCTTCAAGTTTTGAGATAGACCAGAAGGTGAAGCCAGAGTTGTCATCGCCCATGATAAACAGAAGGATCTGTTCAATTTCATAGTCGGTGCATCCATATTCAATGAGTCCATCGATCATTAGAAATATATTTCCAAATGAGTCAAGGTATTGAGTAAGGAATAGTCCAGAAGGGACTCCGGCGGACGTACGACGGTATGCAAACCCATCAAGGGATAGGAAAGTCATGTTATTATACCAGAAGTGAAGGAATGTAAGTAGGTTGGACATTCGATGGTACATCTGATGTTCGTCGAGGTCAGGGTACGTGGGGTATTCAAAGGTTGGTTGGTAGCCATGTGAGATCACGATAAGTGAAGGAAGAAAGCGGGTCCAGAATAGATCAGTGATTACGCGAGGAAGGCGTTGATCAAATTGAGACCAGTCAATAGTGAAGAATGAGGTAAATTTCATTCTGTGGGCTACTTGATCGAGGAAAATGTTTGAGCCGCGGATGGTTTCAAGACCATACATGATGCAGCAGGACATCTTTCGAGCTTGACAGATGAGAGGGAAAGCGAGCATGGATTCGATTGTTGTGAAAAGTTCGTCAACAGCGTAAACAGGTCGTTGTTTTAAGATTCCGTCTTTGTCAGAGATGTGATTTCGGGTGAACATGAGGGTGGGAAATTCGTTCAGAAATCGATTCAACTCTTTGATTAGTGTAGTTTCGGATTCATCATTTAAAGTTTTGGACCATGGGAATGGGAAGCCAGTCTCTTTAATGTTATGGATGATAGGGCGTGCGTATTCAGCGAAAGCATTGATGTAATATCCTTTAGAGGTAGGACGAGATCTATACTCTTGTGGTGCAGAATATTTTGCATGCGCGTTTATCCGATAGGAATAGCGATTGTGGTATCCGGTTCCAGTGTGCAGGGGACGTTTGTCATAGAATGTGTCTACGTAATGAACGGGTAGATACGGAGTAGCGTCGAGATTGCGTTTGACATGTGCGAGAATGCGCTGTATGCGATTGTCGTCTAATTGTCGACTGGGGATTTGTTCGCGGTTAAAGTCACGAAACGTAGCGTCTGTGGTGCCTAGAGGGCGGACGTAGCGTCGGATGTGAGGTAAGTACTGGGGGTACTTTTCGCGAAGTAGGTACTGTAGGAGCGGGTGAATTTGAAATCCGGTTTCAGGTACGGTTTCAGTTGCTATGGTTACTTGTCCAGTATGATACTGTAGTGGAATAGCCATGATGCCAGGGGCAGGGGCGCGGTCTTCAGGATGACCAGAATATTGTTCTAGCGAATAGAATTGGAACGGCTGGTGTTGGTGCTGTAATTGAATTTTAAAATGCGTTAGCAGTTGTTGATATTCAGATTCGAGGGCACGAGCAGTATGTTCTTCAGTAATTCTGTCTCTTAATTCAGAGTAGTGACGTTTGACGTCAGTGTCGGAAGAGAGGCGGAGCACAAGGTCAGGATCTTCTCCAGCAGATTGGAAAAGAGACCATTCTTCTTTTAGTCGAAGTAGTCGCTCTTGAAAGTAGTCACGGATTCGTTTAAAAGCCATGTGATACACTCAGGATGTTGTCAGTAGAATTGTTTAATTCTTAA